GTAGCTCGTTGTTCATCCATCAAAAACATATGTGCAGCAGATAAAGAGCCAAAAAGGTAGGTGTCAGGGTGTCGGCTAAGAACCGTGTTCGTTGCGTTACTCGCAGACAAAGCCGAAACATCTTCTGAATAAAGTATCTCAACATTTAACACGCTGTCAGGAATAGGTCGTAAGCCTATCTCTGTGCCAATCACCGTGTAAATCTTTGGGATACCACCACCAGACGAAGCGTATGTTTCGTAGTATTCCTGTGGTGCAGCGTACTCTAAAACGTCAATAGGATCAGTGTTAAGCTTTACCAAACGTATTTTGCGTAAATCAGTTGGTAAGCTGATAAACTCATCGCCAGCAACCGTAGGCGCAATCGCACGTTTTTCCTGTGAACGTGTATCAAGCTCACGCGACATTCTTGCTTCGGCGAGTTGTATAAAGTCGGGTATGACTGAGGTTAAATCATCACGCGCCAAAAAGTTAGCGATGGATGTTTGTAACTCAGTGTAAGATGAAATAGCCATTAGACCAGTTTACCACCTGTTGCTTTAAAACTTTTGTTTTCCTCAAGCCACTTTAGCCATTCCTTAGGGTTTTCCCTTGGCTGTCCAAACTTCTTGAGTAAGTCATAATAAATCACAGCCGGGATTTCCCCGACCTTCTGTTTGTGCTTCTGGGTGTTGCCCATTAGATCACCATAGCGCCAGTCATTTGCTTCTTCTTTGGCAGCGTCTTTGATGTTGTCCACTGGCTGTTCTGTTGACACATAATTGCCATCAGTTTCACCGTGAAAGTAAGTTTTCTTGCCTGTAATTGGATCAGCGTTTAATAGCTTCTTCATGTCTACCTCAATGTAAAAAGGGGCAGCCGAAGCCACCCCTAATAAGTTAGTTTGTAATGTCGGCTTATGAGCCGTTTAGACCGATCACCGCAGCATGTGCCTTGGGCGCTTTAACGATCAAAGTGTATTCTGACACGATAGCGAATTTGGTTGCGTCACCTGTCGCGGCAACATCAGATACGCTAAACATACGACCGGGTAGTGAGCCGATACATACATAATCTGTGTCAATCAGATACATTTCAGAATTTGGACACTGACGGTCAACAGTGACAGCCAATTCTCCAAAATCACTCAGATAAAGTGACACTGAGCCAACAATCGCCGCCTCTCGTGGTGCTGTGTAAGTAATCTGGTTAGTTGCTACTGAACCAGAAGACAGACCTGAGAAGTTCTGCTTGTTAGTTGGTGACATCAAAAGCATATTTGGTGCGCCACCGTCGTTATACGCAGCAAGCATTGCAGCGTCTATTTTTGCCAAAGTAAGGGCAGCAGCAGTACCTGTTAGGTCAGCCGCATCACTACCGTCACCAGTAGCAAACGCCATGTCAGACGGCTTATCACCGTTAGTAATCCATGTAATTAACTTTGCAGTTTTACGTGGCTCTGACCCTGAACGAGCTTCGTTTTTGAACAATGATTTCTCAATGTCTCGACGCTGCTCGATACCTTTGAGTACCTTAACATCGTTGTGTTCAATTAGGATCGCTACTTCCTAATCCGTTCCTTCGAACCGCTGCATATTTCTATGCAGACCAGACTATATCATAACCATTACGGTTTTGGGCGCTTCCACTCGCTTGAGTGTACTCCTTACGGATAGTCGTTGAACCTTCCTCGTTAGAGGCTTGGCTGCTGATTACCTTATCCCGAAGGACTTAGGCTTCCCAGCAATTCACCCAATTTATACTACGCTAGTGTATGGTTAACGCAGTTTCCTTATCGCGCCCAGCTTTGTCCACGACATCTAATGTATTAGATACTGAAGCAGCTTGAACCGCAATTTGGTGGTGGTTTC